TAAATGCAAATAATCCTTGTTTTTGTTGTACTGATTCTAAATATGGATTTACTATATTTAAGAATCTTATTCTTGTTTTATCTGTATTTTGTTCAAATACTAAGTATTTAGAAGAACTTGCTATAAATTTCTTAAGTGTAATTAATAATCTTCTAACATTAATTCTATCTAAAGCTGTTGATCTTTCTTGTAATGTTTTCTGACCCCAAATACAAACTCCTGTTTGTGGGAATGTAGCAATTGGGTTAATTTTAGCATCATATAATTTATCTCTTTCAGCTTGGTTTAATCTTATTTTAGCTTCAATTACATTTCCTAATACACCTCTATTTAAACCTGCTGGTGCAAACCATTCTGCTGCAATTCTATCAGATTGAGCTATTGCTCCTGGTACAATTACTGAAGGTGGAACCATTACTGGTACATTTCTAGCTGTATCTAACACTTTAACCCATGGATAATATACTGCTGCATAATTACTGTCTAAACCTTGTACATTGGTTATTGCTGTGTTTACTGAGGAATCTATTGTATTTAAATCCATTACAAAAAATGCATCTCCTCTTTCTTCACACATATCAATACCTGCATTTGCAATTAAAGGATGTGTCGCATAATTTACTCCTGGCATAGCTAACATATTAATGTCATATTCGTCTTGATTTGAAAGAATATTTATTGCTTTTGTGTATCCTTTATAACCAGCAGCTGCTGTGTCATTTACATCAAATCCATATAAATTAGCTCCTGTTGAATATCCTGTTACAAAAGCATCTGGAGCTTCATTTCCTGTAACTATTGGAACATCTGGTCTAATACCATCTGTACCTCCTTGGAAACAAACTGTAAATTTAAGTTGAGAAGCTTCAATTGCCGATGATGAAAGTGAAGAACTTAATGAACCTGAATATATGCTTGAACTTGGATGACCATGATGATTTTCTACATTAAAGTCACCTGATATGTTAGATCCTGCAGTTGATGGTATTGGTTTTATCCAGTTGTAATTATCAAATGCTTTTTCCATAAATTTCCATCCTAAATATGCTCTAGGACTATAATTTCCTCCTACTGTTTGTTCTCCTTCGTAAGAAGCTGATGGTACTATAATATCACCGTAAGCGCCATTTAATGAAGATGTTGCAATTGGATCTAATACTGCTTTAAATCCTTTAGGTGATAATTTTGGTGAGTATGCTTTAGCTGTTACTAAATCATTTACTTCTACTCTAACATGTTCTGAAACATTTGGATAATTTCCTAATAATTCAACTTTACCTAATGTGTCATTGTATTGTGGATATCTATCTCCAATTATTCTTGAAATATATCTTGGAGAAATTGGATCTAAAGTAACATTATTAAATTGTTCTATAACAAGAGGATTTTTATCAGTATCTGAATATTTTCTTATTATTACAGAAAATTGAGAATATTGTTCTTCATTATCTATATCTCCTGGTTCTTTTAAATTAGCAATTGATATTTTATAATCTGAATTACATGAAGTACCATGAGCTAATGTGTGGAATCTAAATAATTCTTTAGTTGTTTTATTAGTATCTAAAAACTGTGAAGTAATAAATGGTGTGGAAGCGTATGAATATTTTTCTACTGTTCCACTTAATCCATTAAATGCCATATCAGCTGTTTGATCTGCTAATATTATAAATCTATCAGCGTTAATTCCTTTATATCCATCAATATCTAATCCTGAAGTTGTTGTTGATGTAGAAGCTGAAGTTGTTAAATGATCTCCCTTAATTTCAACATTTAAAGCAGATCCTGCTTCTACATTTGAAATAGTAAGAGTATTACCTGATCCTCCTAATTCAATTCCAGGGAAAGCAGCAAGAGATGCTGTTATTATAGAAACTAAATGAGAACCTGATATATCATTTCCTGTTGCTCCATTATTAGCCCCACCTCCATACAATGAACTAGAATATATAAAATTTGTATATCCATCAAGGAAAGCTTGATTAGAACCTGTTTTGTGACCTGCATTAATAGCACCTACATTTGCGTGACCACCTCCTACAGAACTTGAATTAAGTAATAATTGTATTTGTTGACCATCACCTGCTGTTATTAGTATACTACTTGATGCTGCATTAATTGCTGCATCAGTCATTCCATTAGCAAATGATTCAGTAGCCATTAATGCTGGGAATGTTATTGTTGTTACTTCTTTAATAGTAGAAGCTAACATATTAGAAGTAAATGACTTCCAATTATTATAAGTGTATCCAGGTAATGTATTTGTTCCACCATATGTGGTAGTTGATTTTTTACTATTATTAGGATTAGAACCTAATTGTTTAAATACATAATTTGAAGCAGCTGGATTAAGTGAAGCAGAAAGTTGTGTTGAAGTAACATTAGTACCTGCTAGAGTTAAACTAAAATCTTCATTTACACGACCAAATGCACCACTAACTCCTTTTAGTGTAGTTGAGTCTAAAGACGGTTTTGAAGTTGCTTTAGAAGGGAAAATTACTCCTAATAATACATTTCTGTTTACTGATGATGAAGGTGCTGAGGAAGCTGAAACTGCTACTGCTACAAATTCATTTGTTGATGTAGCATAAGTGTAACCACCCCCTGCTAATACTCTTGTTACAGTTACTGATCCTGCGTTTTTTAAATATTCTCGTACTGTTTGTGGTATAAATGTTTCTGAGCTTAATCCTCCAAATCTTCTTTCATATTCTGCGAAACTTCTTACTACTGTTGGTACAAATGCAGGTCCTTTTACTGTAGGTCCAATTATTGCAGCACCTATTGCGCCGACTCCTTGAGGTAAAAATGTTTGATCATTTTCTCTTGTAAATACACCTGGTGAAATTATTTGTTCTGCCATTTTATATTATTTTTATAATGTTATGTCTGCTTGGTTGTTCCTATATAAATATGAAAGAAAACTGCAAACCAAACTAAAGTAAGCGATTAAATATAAAAATCTAATCGCTAATAAATATAAATAGATTTTGTAAGACTATTTTATAGGAGTAAATTCTCTAGTTTCTATATCAAGACTTCCTTTTCCATATTTGTTTGTGAAAGTTTTTGCTATATTTGCTTCTTCCTTTAATATAGAAGATAATTCTTTTTTTAATAATTCTTCTTCTTCTTCTAACTTAATTTTATTAATAGTTAATTGACCAAATTTTGAATTTAAATTACTTAAATCAACTTGTAATTTTTTAATTTTATCAATATCTTTAGATGGAATTGAAATTGGGGAATTTGAAATCTCTTGAGGAGATGGAATTTTTTTGTCTATTGCCATAACTTTTGTTTATTGTTGGATATACATATATGTAAATTAGAAAAACCCACCTTCTATTCTTCCAAATGAACCTGTGCCTTCTACATTTATATTTCCACTTGCACTTATGTTTTGTGAAGAGGTAACATGTTGAATAAAAATTGTTGAAGATGAAACTATTGATGATGTTATAGCTTGTGTAACAGATAAACTACCGGTTATACTTACTTTTCCATCTGAAGATATTCTCATTACTTCTGTGGGGGCATCTGTGTTTGATTGTGCTGTTTTAAATAACATGTCTGCTGTTACTCCTGTTCTGTCCGAAGATGCTATTACTGATGTAATACTTGCTGCTCCTCCTTGTGTTCTTTTATTAAATAAGTCTTTACCTTCAGCAATAGAAGATGATTGAATAATCCATCTTAATGATCCTATTGTGTCATTTACTCCAGGTAAAACAGAAGCACCTAAATCTGAATTTATATTTAATATTTTTTCTGCTGCTCTTGAATCTTCACCATAAACATTTGTTACATATTGCCAAGGTGTTGGTGGGGTTAATAAATTTATGGCAGTTTGAACACTATTACATTCTTCTTCACCAACAGGAGCTGATAAAAATTTACAAATTGCTGCTAATTGTACAGATCCTGATCCCCCTGCTGTGTATGATAAAATTAATTCACTTCCTGTAGTTGCACTTTCAGCTTCTTCATTAAAAGATTCTAAATTTCCTTCTTCATCTATTCGAATTCCTCTTGCTGCTGCTTTTGTTTGAAATCTAAATTGATCAGCTCTAATGTCAAAATCTGTTCTAGGGTTAGTTGTTCCTAATCCTACTTGACCAGAACTTGACATATATAATTTAGATGTTCCCGAACCCGTAATTACTCCACTTGTTTTATCATCTGGATCTAACCGTAGTCCTAAAGAAGCTGATTGTGGTATTGGAAATCCTTCAAAAAAAGCTTGATTTAAAAATCCAGAACCTTCTTGGATTATATTATGATCAAATGCTTGACTCCCACTACCTCCTCCTATCATAAATGAAGTACCTAATTGCATTCCCCCTACTTGAACTTCTGTTCCTGAAAAATCTGGAGTAGCTACAGATCCACTATTTAAACTAGTAATAGTAAAAAATCCAGAAGAACTTAATAAATAATCATTAGGTAACTTATAAGATGAAGAATTTCTAATTTCAAAAGAAGTACCAACTTTCATATTTTCTCCTAAAGAAGAAGTTAATTGAAAAGTACTTCCATCATCTACTAAAGCAGCTGTAAATAATTTATTATGTCCTATAGAAGATGTTAAGGCTCTTACTGTTTTATAAGCTACTTGAAATGAATCATCATTATTTAATAAAGGTATGTCTATATAAATTATATTTGTTTCTATTCCCCCTAATAAATGGTCTATTGTTGAGTCTGATGCAGAAGGGATTTTATCTTTAGGTTCCTCACTTTTTAAAGACGAACCAGAATAATATCTTAATATTAATTTAGTGTCATTTTCTAAGGTTTCTTTATCTGAGCTACCACTAGTTATAGTAATAGTGGCATTAGCATTTATAGTAGTTAATTTTGTTAATCTATTATTAAAATTAGCTGAGCATGTTACTGCAATAATTTGATTTAATGAAGATGATATAGCTGTTGCTGAATTAGCTATAGATCCTGATCTAAATAAAAAAGCACTACCTGATATTACTTCATATTTATCAAATTTTAATCCATAATCTTCTGGCATATTATTTATTTATTAATGTAATTCTTTTATTCTTTTAATTAATATACAGTAATGACCTAATACATTATGTGATGATCCTGCTTCATTTTTATAAGCTATATTAAGAATATGACCTGGAGTTAATACAGAATAATTAGCAGCTTGAGAAGATGTTACTCCTGTTAATTGAGAATATTGGTAATTTTTTTGGCCTTCTGGTGTTGGCATATACATTTCAAATATAAGATCAGGTTCATGTGCTGTAGATGCCATTCCTTGTAACATTTTTTCTGCCCAAATAGTAAAAGATCCCGAATGGTTTGATCCCCCTACGGTAGCATTTATATTTGCTCTTACTCCTACTAACGAACAACTGTAAGGTATAATCATACCCCCTACTTGAGTATTACCATAATCAGGTGGACCTCCACCACTTTCTACACTCCAGTTTGTATTCATAAATCCATGATTTCCAGGGTATGCATAATCACCAACAGCTAAAGTTGCAGCTCTCCAACTACCATTTACTAATACTTCAGGATTTTCTGAATATACAAATCCTTCTGTTTCTATATCTCCACTTGAGCTTAATCTTCCTTCAATAGTAACTGATGATGAAGGTGCTATTGTTGATGTTCCAAAAGAAGCACTAGTGACTAATAGTCTACTTGAACTAATACTTCCAGTTATTACAATATTTCCTGATGAGGTTATATTTCCCGCCGTATCTACTTTAAAATTAGCTAACGTACTAGTTGTACCTACATAAAATTCTTTATCTATTGCTATTTTAACATAATCATCTCCATCTATTAGAATATTATTATCAACTCCTTTAATAAATTGGTCTGTTCCATCTAGTGAATCGTCAAAAGATATTTTTCCTGCTCCTGGTAGACGAACATTTGCTGCTGTTATATTTCCACTTGAACTTATATTACCTGAGGCTGTTACGTGGGATAAGACATTGTTTCCTAAAACAACACTTGAACCTGTTATTATGGTTTTATTAGTTGTTTGACCAACAATAACATCACCAGAACCTGACTTATAAAGTACTTTTACTCCTCCTAATTTATATCCTGTGGTTTTTGTTCTAGCATTGAAAAAAGTAGCAGAAGTATCGGCTGCTGAATGTATTTTACTACCTGAAATAGTTCCACTTGAACTTATATTACCTGAGGCTGTTATATGGGTTCCTCCTGCAACGTGAATACCATTAGCAAAATATATATCTGATACACCATTATTGTGTTGGATTCGGTCTGCAATAGCTCTTGATCCATATAAATAACCACTTGAACTTATATTACCTGAGGCTGTTATATGGGATAATGTTTGAATTCTACCACTTGAAGTAATGTGACCTACTGCGCTTATGTTTCCACCTGCATCTACATTACTTCCACTTATATCTCCTGAAGATGATATATGACCATTTATAGTTATAGGTCCTACATGTGATGTTGTTCCTGTAATTGTGTGTGAATCTGATCCATGATTACCAAATGCCATATTACCTATTGCAGTTATATGTGTTAATCCAGAGAGTTGTGTTGCACCATCACCGACTATATTTCCATTTGCGTTTATATCACCTGATACAGTTAAATCATCATCTATTTGGGCATCATCTGTTGAATGTAAATGTTCTACTTTTATAGCACCTGAAGCTGTTATTTCAGCTGCAATTACATTCCCACTTGCACTTATATTACCTGAGGCTGTTATATGACCATTTCCTGAAGTTCCTAAAACTTGAAAACTTTGTTTTGCAGGATTATATACTAAATTTCTAGATACTTCTACTCCTTGATTACCTGATGTTCCATCTACAAATGATATAAAGTCATCTTCATGTTCTTCTTCATTTAATGTTGTAACTACATTAGTAGCATTAGTAGCTGGTACATTAGATAAACCACTACCATCACCTGAAAATGATGAAGCTGAAATAAACCCACTTGCACTTATATTACTTGAGGCTGTTATATGGGTAGTACTTATATATGTACTTGAAGAAATAAAACCTTCTAAAATTAAATTCCCACTTGCACTTATAGAACCTGATACTGTTAATTTTTCTGTTGGGTTGTTATTTCCTATACCTAAATTCATAATTGAAGATGAACATAAGAATGAATGAACATTACCTCTACCATGTAATTCATGTTCAACTTTATTTGTAGTATTAGACATTATTTTTAATACTGAATCTCCACTAGTTGCTAATGTTAAAGGTCCCCCTAATATATGTGTTCCTACTCCACTTGCACTTATATTACCTGAGGATGTTACATTTCCTATAATATTAGTATCACCAACTACTCGAAAAAAAGAACTTGGACCTAGAACTGGAGCATCATTAGTAAATTGAAAATGGCTAGAATTAAATATTAATTTACCTGATGCAGATATATGTTGTTGGTTAACTGCGGCTCTATATAATCTCATTATAGAATTATCTAACATTCCAATGTTAATTCCTTTACGAAATGAACCTGATGCAGCTGTTACTTCTCCACTTGCACTTATATTACCTCCTAAACTTGCACTTAAACTAGCTGTTATGTCTGTAAAATTACTAAATGTTTTTACAGCTCCCGCTGAACCAGAACCATAATAAAATAATCCTGTGTCTACATTGATTGCTGGTTCTCCCTGTGCTAGGGTAGTAGGTATTGCTGAACCTGTTCCGTTTTTTAATATTATTGTACTTGCCATATTTGTTTTATTCTATTATAAATATTTAAAAATTTCCTCCATTTAATGTTCCAATAAAACTAGTTGCAAGACTTGCTGTATTAGCATTTATTGCATGAGATGAGGATAATTCAAAAGTAATTTCATGTGATGCAGAAACAGCAAATAAAGCATATGATGATGTTATAGCATGTGAAGATGATATTGGTACAAAAATAGAACCAGTTCCATCAGCTAATTGATTAGTTCCATCTGTTTGGACTATTCTTTGAAAAGTGTCCTGTATGTTTTTGTTTTCGAAGTTTTCGATTGCCATTTATAACCATTTTATTTTTGTTTTTCAAGAACCTTTAACACACCATTTATTATTTTACCTGTGTTTTCTACGTGATTTTCTTGTAAATATGTTGCTACTATATTATTTAATGCATTACGCTTATAAGAAATATTATTTACGTTTATATCATCTTTTATTAATAATTTAAGTAAATTTACAACATGATCTTTTTCAGTAATTGTTGGTTTTTCATTTTTAACTTTAACCTCTACTTTAGCTTCTACAATAGGTTTTTTAGTTGTTTGTGATTTAACTTCAACAGTTACTTTTTTACTTGTTTCTACCTCAAAATCACTTTCCCAAGGTGTAAAAAATGTATCTTCAGCGATAACTTCTAAACGAATATTACCTGAAGTATTTTCATCTATTAAACCTTTTAACTTTTTAATAGGAATTTCACATTTACCTCCTTTAGAAATAGTTCCATTAAATAATAATGAATAATCTTGAGTTTCTACTACTAAACGTGCTTTTGATTTTTTTAAGCTTGCTCCTTGTAGTGATATACTACATTCGAAAAGTTCTGATTTGTCTGTAAATAATTTATACATGTTTATAAATATTAAATAGATATGTTTTCAGCAATCATTTGAACTCCTAATACTTCTTTGACTGCTATTTTTATGTCTTTTGCTTTGATTTTATATTGTTTGATTTCTCTTTTTTTAGATTCTGTAATTGTGTTGCCGTGTATTTTTAGTATTAATTTTACTAATTTTTGTTTATCTTTTTGTTCCCATGTATTCCAATCTTCTCCAGCTGCTCTTTTTATTAATACTACATCTTCCCAAGTATGTGAATTATTATTCCATAAAAAATTTGCTTTATTCCATTTTATAGGAGTTTTTCTACTTGTTCCCATTTATTAAAATACTACATTATTATACAATTAACAGCTATAGTTGAAGCACTAAATGTTGCTCCTCCCCCATTTGTATTATGAAGATTAAAAAAGAAAACACCAGCTGAAACTGAATGTACTTCTACAGATAAAGCAGCACTAGAATTACAGTATACTATAGATGAATCTAATACAAAACTATTTGTGATTTTAAAATCTTCAGATTTTTGACTATTTAATAATGATGGTGCAACTACAACTCTAAACTGTGTTTTATATCTAGAAGTACTATTTGATGATCCTGGAGTAAGAGAAGTATTATTTACTGTGGAATTAACTACTACTCCCTCAAATGTAACTATGTCATCTGTTTCAACATCTTGATTCATCTTGTACAATTCATTTGCACCTTGACCTGTATTTACTGTTGCAAATGTAACTGCATCAGCTTCTCTTACATTTTGATCCATTAAATGAACTTCAGTAGCTCCTTGACCTGTGTCTAATGTAGTAAATACTCCTGGTCCTGTGGATGTAATTCCTGTTGTTGTTAATGGTCCTACAAAACCTGCTGCTTTAATTGTTCCACTTGCTGTAACATCACCTCCTATTCCTCTTATTTCTGATCCTGCTATTACTAAAGCTGAACAAGAAACATATCCACTTGCACTTACATTACCTGAAGCTGTAATATCACCAATTAAATTTATATCATTATATTCATTTACTATAATTTGTCCAAAAGAACCTGTACCACTAACAAAAATATTTCCATTACTTGCAGACACATAAGGAGCACTTCCATTACTTTGTCCTACTATTAAACCTGAAGCAGAAACAAATCCTTTTGCTGATATGTCTCCACTAGCTGATATAAATGTTTCAGATAGTAAAGCGGATGCGCTTACTTCTGATGCTGCTACTTGTGCGTTTGTATCTGATAAATTTAAATTTGAATCTATAAGATCTCCATATTGTGATTGATTAGGTATATCTCCTGTTTCGAAATATCCTTTTAATGTTGTTCTATTTTCTTTTGCCATTTTATGCTATTTGATTTGATTCTCCTAATATTTGATAACCTACTCCTTCTCCTATTTGATTTATATTTGTTGTTACTGAAGCTCCTCTAACTTGTTCTCTTGTTAATGGTTCTCCTGTTGGTAATACTATAAGTTCATCATTAAATACTACTCTAGATTTACTAAAGAATTTTTGTGGTTTTTTAGTTAAATCTTTATTTAAACTATCTGGTACTAAATATCCTTGAATTGTTAAACCAAAATTAGTTTTAACAACTCTATTTTCTCCTTGTGCAATTTCTGTTGTGTTATTATAAGTATCTATTCTTGCATTAAATTTAAATCTTTCTTTATCTCCCCAATAACTATCTGATGAATAATTTATCATTTCAATTAATTTGTTCATTTGAGCTACATAATCTGTCCATATTATACAAGAATATTGTAATTTAACATAATCAGGTATTACAATAGTATGGAATTCTTTTTGAGGCCTTATATTTTGTAATACATTAAAATTATCATATCTATTTTTTTTAGAATATTTTTCTTCAAATGTATAATATAATTGTGGATTATTACCATCTAATTTATTACCAAGATCTCTTCTTTTTTCAACACTATCTCTTTTAAACATAATAAGAGGTACTTGAAGTTTGCCTTCTTTATCTCTAAAATATCCATCTTGTTGAACTCCTTTCCATCTTTCAGGAGCTCCATAAATTACAGGTACTGGAGTTCTATTTCCTTGTACCATAACTGAAGGTTTAATAACATTATTAAAATAATACATTATTGCTTCATCATGGTCTTGTAAACCTATAGATACATCTTGTACTGTATCATCTTTTCTTGATGTTAGTCTTCCTTTATTTATACTAGATCTATTATCTACATTAGGAAATGATCCTTTTTTTACAGGAAAACCTTGAGCTTCAGGAAATTTTTCTGAATCAGTACCAAATCCTGAAGATAAGTTGTCTCTTAAACGATCATATCCACTTGCGGGTATTGGTCTT